TTAAACGCTTTCTAAACTTGTTTACCATTTTAGGTTCTTTTTCATTATTAATTTGAAATTTAATATTGAATTCTCTCAATTGGAGTAATTGTTTTTCCATTTTACTTGTTTTTATATTTATAATTTATATTAGATAAAAATTTTATATTGCTTATTGATTTTAATTCAAATTCAATTTTGTTAAAATCGCCTGTTTTTATTCTTTCTTTATATATTTTTTTAAATATTCTGTTTTTTTGATCATCTTCCATTATTCCGTTTTCAAATATCAATGAAGGATATCTATCTAAATTAAAACTTCTTTTTTGTTTTACTGAATTTTTCCCTCTTCCAGGGATTGTTGCTTCAATAACTATATCCGCAACATATATTTTAGGTATATCGTTACTCATAACTTAGCATTATCTATTAGATTTTTATTTTGAATTTTTAGGTTTAAATTTTCAGCCTTTACGTCTAAGTTTATTACTCTTAAATCAAAAACTTCTTTACTTAAAAGGTTACATCTATCTTCTAATGCCCCTAGAATAACCCTAGTGTAAGCTAGTTCTTCTAGGCTATCTCTTTGTGTTTCAATAAGTTTTTCTTTATGAGGAGCTTTATTCTCTAAATCCTCTAAAGTCAGCTTGGCTCTTAAGAAAACCTTTTCTAATCCTACTTTCGCTTGTATTATTTCTAACATATTATCATTTTTAAAGTCCGCAAAAACCGCTGTCACACTCGGTAAAATCATCAAAAGATAATTCAGTTTGCATGTTCCAGTTTAATATTTGCTCGTAAGTTAAGTCTTTTTTAAATGTATTTGGGCTATTTTCTTTTTCCATTTTAGAAAACCATTCTATCTTGTTTCTGTCATTTTGTTTAAAAATAAAGGAGATCTATGAAAACATCCTACACAATTATTATAATATCCTTTTGAAAAGTTTATGTCATTTTCTTGTTCCCAAAATTTTTGTATTTTATTGTTATCTATTCCATCTTCAATTAATGGAAATGATGGTCTTCTCCATTCAACCATGCCCCATTTATTTCTAGTTTTTCTTTTACCTATAATGCATTTCTTTTCTTCATTTCCATTTTCATTTAACTTCTTGAGCATTTTATTCATTCTTCTTTCTTCTCCTTTCCTAAAGCCTATTCTCATTTCGCAAATCTCGTTTATATTTTCTCTCCACCAATTGAATATGGGGTTTAACTTTAAATGAATCGTACAATATCTAACCATAAGATTAGGAAGATAATTACTTCCATTTTTACCTCTATTCCAGTCTCCATTTATTACATCTTCAAATGTTTCTCCTGTTATCCATTTTATGTCAATTTTTTCTGACATCTTAAGCATTATCTTTATTATTTCATCTTGTTCAGTTGTTCCTACAAATTCGCACCCGATTAAATCACTAACTATTTGTCTTACTTTTTTATCAGGATATTCACATAATTTATCATTAGTTCTTACTAGTGAAAATATGTTGTAGTCTGCTGGATAATTTAATCCAATATAAGAAGATGATTTTCCTCCACTTAAACTGTTTACTGTTTTCATATCTTTAATTTCATTTCTTTAGTAGCCCTGTAGTTTTGTAATGCATCAACACCTTGAATCATAAATCCATTACCAGAGTTAAAGGAGAATAACAAAGGTTGATTTAACTCAGTTAAGCTTCCTCCTGTCTCATTATCTTTTATCTTTTCAGTTGAAACCATTGTCTCGTACTTCATGGTTGGATGACTACACAAACGGTGGACTACGAATACATCATCTGATCTATTGAGCCAGGCCTTTCCTCCCTCAATGTGAGACTTTAATGGAGGTTTTAGGTGTCCGCCCCATTCGTGATTGTCTGGATATAAGTGTCCTGTTCTTCCGCTTTCAGTATTAGGATGAGAACTTATGTATACAGTTTTTCCTGATGTGTTTGCGAATTGCCTAACTTCATTTAAGAATCTATAATTACCTTCAAATGTCATTTCTCTATCTAAACCTGTGTAAGGATCAATTAAACAAGCATCACATTCAACATCATTGAATATTTGGATTAACTCCTTGGGCTTGTATAATTTTTTATTATCTATAAATGTAAAGAATTGTTCTAAGTATCCCAAAGAACTTCTTATCTTACCTACAGGGATTGTCTTAAATGGAACTCCATGATACATTTGAATTAAATCTCTCATTATTTGACCGCTTGCATTTTCTCCAGACCACAAACAAAACTTAACTCCATGTCTTAAGGCTAAAACCAGCATGTACCATTCAAAAAAGTAAGTTTTTCCAACGTTGTCGTGTCCTAGTATTATTACGATTTGTTTTCTTTTGAATCGTAGGTAATCATCTAAAGCAGTTCCTGTATCTAATCCAAGTTTAATTTTTCCATTTCGATAATCCTCAAGGTAAGTTATATCACTACCTTTTGTTATCAGCATTTTTATTTTTTATTGTAATTTTTTAAATCATCGACATTAAAACCAGTATAATTTTCTCCTAAGAAATCAGATATACATTCTGTAGATTTATCCCAAACTGAAGACTTTTTTCTATGCTTATAATGATGAACAATATTTGTATGATGCATATTAAATAATTGCCCTACTTTTGTTACTGACTTATACTTATTAAAACATTTTTTATTTGTATGCCACCACGTTAAAGTAAATTGGACTTTATCTTTTAATTCTTGTTTTCTTGACTTCTTATTAAGATTATAGCTTCTTACAGCTAACTCTAAAACATAGTCATAACAAGTTATTTCTTTAATATGTCCATTTCTTTTCATCCAGCTCATCCAAGCTTGATCTTCATTTTCATGGGTTTTTTCATCTAACTTTCTCATATCTAACTATTTAAAATAAATCCTAAAAATGTACCTAAAATTATACATAATAAAACCACTACCTTTTTTAAAAATTTAGATTGCTCATATCCAAAAGCATCTTCATAGCCCCATAATATTCTTAAGCAAGCTATTATTATTAATAAAATAAGTATTGTTACTGGATTTAAATTCATTATTCTTTGTACATTAAATCATTTCCTAATTTGTTTAAAAATTCTATTATCTCTGAAACACTATTTCCATTTAAATCTTTAGCTTTTTTTATTTCTGGATATTGTTTTTCCATTTGATTTACTAAGAACTTAGTGTTATGAGCTAGAACGCTATTATATACTTCTTTTGAATCTTTCTCCATACTTTCTATATCATGTATAGAGCTTTTTAACTTGCAATACAATTTAATAAGACTAGCTCTTGCCTCACTCTTAAATTTAAATTGAGAACAAGATTCTTCAAATGCATTGTATACGTCTATTAAAGCTTCATCATTTTCTATAGAGAAAGCTCTCATCATTTCTTTTGTATGAGATTCTATAAAATTAGACCATTTGCTTGCATAGGTTCTAAATTGATATTTAAAATACTTTTTATCGTCATGCAATGCATCTATGTCATTAAGACAAGAAGACACCTTTAAAGTGCTTCTAACACTCTTAACTAGATCCTGTTCATTTAGCTTTTCTCTTTCTTCAGTCATATATAACTCAAATTTAGTAATATTTTTTATACAAAAATAAGGTTTTTGTTTATGTGTTTGTTATATTCTACTATTTTGATTTTTTCATTTCTCCCCACTTGAATCTTAATTTTCCATTCTGATCTTTACACGCAAGAAAGGATAATTTCTCTTTATCAAACTCTGCATACCACTTCCATTCTCTCATTTTAAGGCCATAAGTTTGCTTAGGTCTACCTCCATCAGTAGTAAATTCGTCTTGATTAAGTTTGATTTGTATTAAAGGGTAATCATACAATTCTCTTCCAATACCTAAGTTAAAACAAGCTCTCTTAAAAGCATCAGAAGCTTGTCCCTTTTCTTTTTCAGTCATAGACTCTGTGCCAACATCCCATTTCCAAACCCATTCAGATATTTTTTCATTGTATATTCCTACTCCACAATACAATCTTCCATCCATCACCTTGTAGTCACGCTTCCAGTACCCAACCCCTACAACTTCATCTAATCGATTCATATCGACTCTTGCATCTTTGTATGCTAATATCGTAGCATAGCCACCTCTATTTATAGATTGAACTCTGAAGTCTACATCTGAAATAGATAGTGGTCTTGATAACTCTTTGTAATTCATAATTATATATATTTATTGGTTAAACTTTTTTAATTTATCTTGTGTTAAGGCATAGCCTTCACCATGCCCTAGGTTTACAATATTTTCTTTCCTAATTAGCTGACTCTTAGAGGCATAACCAGGGAATGTTATTTCATTTTTATTAATTATAGCAAGTATGTAGTAGTCAATATCTGGATTAACCTTTAGAGTTGATAGTAACCTGCCATTTTCATATCTTGTTGTTTTGATATCTAGTTTTTTACCTGACCTACCAACACAATCATATGATCCACTTCTAGGTGTTGGGACTATATCCATTCGCCAATCAATCCATCTAAGTCTATTGTAACTCCTCTTTCTGGACTTATCTTTCTGTCTTTAGTTCCTGTTGCTCTAGATACTAAACTCCTCATACTTGATATGATGTTTAGCATTGCTATTTCCTGATCTGTTATACTTACCTTCATACTAATACAATTCTTCTTGTTCAGCATCAGCTGACTCCATTAATTTTTTATTGAATGATTCAATATTAGAATAACACTCTAATATATCTTTTATGTTTACGTTAAAGTATTCAGCTAAAAACACATATACATATGTATCTTTAGGTATAGTTCCTGTAACCAAATCATAAGGAGCTGTATATGTTTCCCAATTACCAGGGACTTCATTATTAATTAAGGCTCTTCTTAAATCAGCTACAGATGCTTCATTTTGTTTGAGTAGATGTTTTATTCCTCTAAATCTACCTCTATATGTTGTCTTCCTCTTCGTCATATTCTTTTATATTTATTTTAAATTTATCGCTCAGCTTGCACATGTCAATAAGTTCATGGCAAATTAAAGTCGTTTTTTTATAATGTTCTTTTCTAGTTGTATCTTTTGGTATAGATCCGTCTTTTATGTATTCTTTGTACATTTTAGCTACATCACAGATTAAAGGTCTTTCTCCGTATATTTCGCATTTATTTTCTTTTGTTAAATGAATACAACTTCCATCTTCTTTTGAAGGCACTTCTCCAGTTGTACCTGCCATCATACAGCAAGCTCCACATCCTGAACATAAAAATTTTGTATCCATATAAAAAATAACCCCAGCCTCATCCTCCTGAATGACTGGGGTTCTCTTTAAATTATGAGAAAAAGTAAAGAGTTAATGTCTCTTTAGATTATTGAGGAGGATGAAATACAAATATAAAAATAATTATTAATTTACCCAACTTTTATATTTTTCAAGAATTTGACCTCCTATGTTTTCTAATTCTTCATATTCATATGGGTATCTTATATTTATATCTGCCCCTTCTAAGTTAAAAATCATTACACTATTATCGCTAAATATAGTTGTTCCAGGGGCGAATTCTATTTTTGATTTTTCAATGTTTGGTAAATTGATTCCTTTTTCTATGCATTCTACAACCGAACTCCAAAAATCGTATCCTTCATTTGAAGAGTCCCAATCAAATAAAGCTATCAATTCTATTTGAATATCTTCAGCTTCATTTTGAAGTATGTGCATTTCATCAGAACTGATGTTGTTTATTGCAGCATCAAAGTAAAACTTTGGTAATTCCTTTTTTAAAAGTTCAATTAATTTCATATATACTAAGTTACAAATATTAACAATGTGCAAATTAGAAAAATTACACCTATAGTTCCAAGACCTATATTAATCAAGCAATAAGAATATAAAAATATTTTTTCACACCCTTTTTTATCTCTTATTGTTGATTCAATAAATTCTTGTGCGAGCATAAAAAAGTAAAATACCGCAATAGCAGTAAGTAAAATTCTAGCTATTAAATTCATATTATTTTTCTGATGATTCTTTTATCCATTCGGGTGTGCATCTACATTCATCTGCTTCAATCTTTCTTTTCTCATATATAATGACGTACTTTCTACCCTCTGGGCTATATGAACTTGATACATACTGGCCTCTCTTCCATGCTAAATCTCCTTTGTTTTTAAATATAACATTGTCTCCTTGTTGTATTTCTTTTTGTTCTATCTCTTTATTGCTCATAATCTTCTCTTATTAATAGTATTTTAAAATATAAATCTGAATTAAAGTGACCAGTATTATTCCTTGTCCACCATTTAATTGCATCCCTTAATATAAATATTTTTTTCATTTCTTTTGTTTTGGGTTATTATATAAATTTAAGATATATTCTTTTAT